GAGACTAGAAGAGGTGGTAAGTATAGGCATGAGATGACTAGTAATGACCATGAGGATCTTGTAGAGATACTCCTAAACATCAAAGGCAAGGCAATGCTTAGTGGATATATCAATAATATCTATAATAGGTTGGAGGATGCTGGATGGACTAGATATGATTTCGAGACTGCATGCAGTGCCACTGGCAGAACAAGATATACTAAGATCTTAGGCGATGGATCTGCTCTAGAAAAATGCAGAAGAGTGGAAAGTGTATGGTTATCTCCTAATTGTGCTTAATCAAAGATTAACCCCCTCTTTTGGAGGGGGCGAATGACAGGTGAGCATCAGAAGATGCCTTATCCTCTAACAAGGCTTATGGCATCTGGTGTATGCTTAGCATATCACAATGATTGAGTCAAGTATATTTCTCATTTTAAAAACTAAGCCCCATCCAGGAGATGGGGCTAGGCAACTGGGTAGGCGCCATGTGATGCTTTATCCTCTAATGAGGCTCTTAGCATCTGAGATATGCTTAGCATATTTTGGTAAGAGAGTCAAGTATCTTTCTCGCTAAACCAAGGCACCTCAGTGAATGAAATGAAAGCGCTTCCAATGATAGTCTTTATCGTATTTATAACTTTATTTGGATTAAATTCTTTACAGGAGGAAAGCTCTAATCTGATATAACCATGCTCTAGCCATGTATGGAGATAGATATGTGATTCTACTAGAATCAATCCGCCAGAGATTCCTACACCACCTAATAAACCTCTATCAGAATGGATTGGGAAATGTTCTAGGACTAATGTGTGCTTAAGTGGAGTCATGTCAGCGGCTTCGACACATCTAATAAGGAGCAATTTAAGGATTTCGGCATTGGTTAGAATATCTTTGTCTTCAGTATAGATGTTAACCAAGAGCGTCATTCCTTTCATTCTTTTTTCCTCCCTTAATTATTTTTTCAGGAAGTGCCAGCTCATTAGTCCCATCTACCATCTTTTTTAGNTCATTACTGCTGATTTTTCCTAATTTCCATAGCCTTAATAATTTTATTAGCTGTCTTTTACTTTTAATATTCATTTTTCTCTTGACCTCCTTTATTTTTTAGATTTATATTTTAGATGTATATTATCAAAAGGTCAAATAAAAATGAATGTTATTGAGTATTCTTACAAAAGTGTTCCTACCATATGGGCATTTACTCANTGCAATAAGAGGATAAAATGTCTTATAGGACCTGTTGGCTCAGGGAAATCCTCAGGGTGTGTTATGCATCTTNTTCATACAGCTCAAAGGCAGGAGCCTATTCCAGGGACTAATATAAGAGCCACTAGATATGTTATTATAAGAAACACTTATAAGGAATTGTATGATACGACCAAAAGAACTATTGATGAATGGATTACTCCGCTAAGGCCTATATGGAAGGAAGCCAAGAGTCAATATATAATTGAGTTTAAGTTAACAGATAATACTAAAGTTCATACTGAATGGTTGTTAAGGGCGCTGGATAAACCTGATCAGCTAAAAGATTTGCTGTCGTTAGAAGTATCAGGTGCGTGGATAAACGAAGCACGAGAAGTGCCTTATGATGTATTCACTCTTCTAGACACTCGTATAGGAAGATATCCAAGAAGAATGGATAGGTATAATTTTGAATGCACTTATCCTTATATAATTCTTGATTCTAACCCGCCTGATACTGATAATTGGCTTTATAAATTTTTTGAAGAACTACCGCTTACTGATGAATCTGTAAGAGATAAAATAGCTCTTTTTAAGCAGCCGTCAGGCTTATCTCCAGATGCTGAAAACCTTAATAATCTTCCATCCAACTATTATCAGAATCTTATTGTTGGTAAAGATCCAGATTTTATAAGAGTTTATATACATGGTGAGTATGGTTATTTAAAGACAGGAAGACCTATATTTCCTCTTTTCTCTCCATCATATCATGTAGCTAAAGATAAAATTATCCCAAAGAGATCCATTCCATTAACGATAGGGATGGATTTTGGGTTATATCCTGCCTGTGTAATAACTCAACTTCTTCCAGATGGAGCGCTCTATGTTTATGATGAGATAGTTTCAGAAGATGTTTCAGATTTAGCATCTATTGTTTCTAATAAGCTTTTGCCTCTTCTGAATACTGATAAGTATAGAGGACTTAATTTTATAGTTATTGGTGATCCTGCAGGGTCAGCAAGGTCTCAATTAGATTCATCTAAGACTTGTTTTACTCTTTTAAGATCTTTTGGTATAAAAGCCTTTCCAGCCTACACTAATGCTCTTCAAGCTCGTATTCAGGCTGTGAATACGTATCTTACCAAGACTATAAAGGGCAAGCCTGGGTTCCTAGTTGATCCGTCATGTTCAGTTTTAATTAAAGCGCTTTCAGGGAAATATTGTTTTAGAAGGCTTAAGCTATCTGGCGAAAGATATTCTGATGTGCCAGATAAGAATGAATACAGCCATGTGGCTGATGCCTTAACCTATGCCTGCATGGGGTATATTCCTAGGTATACAGCCAATAACGATGATGATCAGAATTTTTCTAGCTCACCGCCTTTAGGTGGTGTAGCCGCTGGAGGATGGTTTTAGATGCTTCCAATACCAGAAGATACAGAGAATAAAGATGTAGTAGAAAAAGAAGAAAAGATTGATGATTCATTATTTAGTCCTCTAGTTAATAAGATCATGGCAGATCTTAATAATGCTGTCTCAGCCAAATCTGCTATAACCAACAGAATGGTCTTAGCGCTTCACAATATGGAAGGTCAATATACTAATGAGAAGCTGGCTGAAATAAGAAGGGACACTGGCGGATCAGAGATTTTTATCCCCTTAACTAATATAAAGGTAAGGGCTGGGAAGGCATGGCTGGCAGAGATTTATTCTAATGATGATTCTATTTTTTCTTTAACTCCAACTCCAGTCCCAGATCTTCCAGACGATATAGAAGCTCAGATGGCGCAGGAGATGACATCTATTTTAACTCAAGTATTTTCATCTGGGATTCAGCTTACCCCAGAGGCAGTAGATGCTATTAAGTTAAAGCTTAGAGAAGATTATCGAAAGAAAATAAAAGAGAGAGCTAAAGAACTTGCCACCTTAGAGGAAGAAAGGATAAGAGATCAATTTGTTCAGGGCGGCTTTTATCAAGCTTTTAGCAATGTTCTTTATGATATAGTTCTTTTCCCAGCTGCAATTTTAAAGGGGCCTGTCTTAAGAAAAGAAAAGCTTTTCATTGCTTCAAATAGACAGGTTGTAGAATCAATCATCCCTACTTATAATCGAGTAAGTCCTTTCGATATCTTTCCTTCTCCAACATCAACAGGTGTTGACAGCGATTTCTTAATAGAGATTCTTCATTTATCACCAGCAGATCTGTATAATTTAATAGGTATAGAAGGGTTTAATGAGGAGGCGATAAGAGAAGTCCTAAGTAATTATAGTGGCGGTTATCAACCTGTATCTCTTACAGCATCGAATCAATATCTTAATCCCCTAAGATTAAAATTTGAAGGTAAAGACTTCACTAAGGGCGATATCATAGATGTTATCGAATATTGGGGTCAGATTAAGGGTGAGCTGTTAGAGGAAGATGGGTTAGCTGAGGCCTTAGGTATTTCATTAGATCCGTTAGCTTATTATAGTGTATGTATTTGGGTAACTGGTGGAAAAGTCATAAAGGCCATGCTTAATCCTGACCCTTTGGGAAAGAAGCCGTATTCAAAAGCATCATTTATTGAGATTCCAGATTCTTTTTGGGGTCTTTCTGTGGCCGATGTTCTGATGCCGCTTCAAGAAGGAGTAAATGCCTTAGCCAGAGCTACGATAAATAATGCTGTGCTGTCGTCAGGTCCCATAATTGAAAGAAACATTGATAGAATATCCCCGAATGCTCCTAAGCAGATTTATCCATTTATGATGATAGACGCTCATGAATCAGCTATGACATCAGCCCCAGCCTTTAGGATGGAGCAGGTTCAGCCAATAGCTCAGCAGTTGATTTTGATCCTAGATTTCTTCTTGAAGCTTGCCTCAGAGATATGTGGTATTCCATCTTATTTTTATGGAATGCCGACTGCTTCTGGTGGAAGTGGAAGAACGGCTTCTGGTTTAGCAATGCTTCAAGAGAATGCCTCAAGAGGCTTAAAAGATGTAGTTTTGAACATAGACAGAAATATCATTGAGCCAACAGTGAAGAGACAATACTTCTTTAATATTTCCTTCCTTGTCCAGTATCCAGATGAAGTTCCAGATCTTCAGATTCAAGCTAAGGGAACTCAAGCTCTGGCAAGTAAGCAGATGCAGACCCAGAAGTTGCTTGAATTCCTCCAGATTACGTCTAATCCAATTGATACTCAGATTATTGGAGCTGATGGAAGGAGAAACATTCTTCAGGATATTGCTGATAATTTAGGTTTAGATGTTGATAAGATCTTTACTTCTAATCCAGAACTTCAGCAGGTGATGCAGGCTATGGCAACACAACCAGCCAAGCCTAAGGAAATAACCCAGGCTAATGATTTAGGTAATGCTGCTAATTTAGTAGCCAATGAAAATGGGAGAGCCGTATGATACCTTCTTCGATAGTAAATAATGAAGACATAATAAGAGTTTTAAAGAGTTTAAGGCCTGATCAGAAAGACCTCCTTCTAAAGACTCTTATGGAAATCTCAGATGCTAATATAGGAAAGCTTCTCTATGCTAATGACTANCAATATATAAGGTATCTACAGGGATATATCTCGGCTCTTATAGAGCTAGCTACTATNCTAAANAAGGAGGAATAAAATGCCAAAGGTTTTAGAGGATTGTGTAAAGGATCTTATGAGGAAAGGCTATGATGAGCAGTCTGCATATGCCATCTGTGCCAAATCGACAGGGTGGGTTAAAGGTAAAGGGGGTAAATGGGTAAATAAAAAGAAAAAAGCAAGGGGAGGAAGCAACAAGAAATGACCCCAATTGATGAACAATTGTCTGAAGATCGTGTAAGGGTATTGATAAATGATGAGATAAATAAGAAGTATGTATTAAGGGAGGTATGCGAAGGGAGAGTTACAAAATTTAGAGAGGAGTGTGATAGTATGAAAGATACAGTTGATAAACTTGAGTGCAGAATTCAGAAAGTTTATACTGTTCTCTTAGTTACTCTTTCCACAGCTCTAGTAAATATGTTAATCCTTCTTTTGAAGAGGTAAAGAGATGTTTAAGATTCTGAAGGAGATCTTTGATATAGGTCATGAAATTGGAAACAATAAGGGATGGTATTACTCTAAGACTT